TATTATGAAAACAATAAAAGATTTTAATAATAAAATTTTAAAACAAGTGGAAGATATTGTTATTCCTAGTTTGGATAATTATCTCTCTGCCCGTTACGCTTCATCCACGAGCAAATATGTTTGTCAGTATTGTGAATATATTGGTAAGAATCAACAAGCTATGTCGGCACATCAGCGAGGTTGTACTGTTAAAAAGAATATGTCCGAAAAAAATGAAGGAGAGATTTCAGTAGATTCGGTCAACGTAACGCAACCACTATTAGAATCTAGCAAAATAAAAGAAGTGAAACAGAAGAAAACGAAACTTAATATTACAGTGACCTAAAAGAAAAAATGAGACAAAATAAACGAAGTTTGGCATATCTATGAATATGTGATTTTTCGTCTCATTTATTTTTCAAATTCATCAGAACCTTTTTATAAAAAAATCCTATATCTTTCTCATTTTGTATTATATAAAATCTTTATTATATATTTCACTTTCAATAATAGTTGGACATAACAAAACACAACCACGATTTAATGGCTTTAATAGCAGTATCAACATTTTCCATTTTTTTTCCCCATACCATAATATGCCGGCCCTGTGGTTCAAACCAAGCAAAATCTAAATCAAATTTTTTTAGTAAAGTGGTGTATTGTTTATCATTGTCATTATCATATTGCAACAGGTCATATACCTTCTTGTCGGAAACTGTAGTCGGAACTACCACATAGCCGTAATATGAACTTGAACGATCCGATATAGTATTTATCATTCTTGCTGAATATTCTAATGGCAAATCTCTCAATTCATTGGTCAACATAGATATTTGAATTGCTGCTTCATATGATTCACGATACTGAACATTTGACGATAATACGTATGTTCCTGCGATTGACATTGCCATTTTAGTTGCTTGATAAGTTAATTCTTGGTTTTAACTTATAAAGTATAAATCATAAAGCAATTCAATTTTTTTGTATAATACCTTAATTTTATTTACTGCTTTCGGTAGGCAATCCATAGTCTAACCACCCCGCAACTGGAACTCCTTTCACCGGCGATAACCCATAACCATATTTTATAGATACTACATTATATCCTAGCAACTTTAATAAAGTTAATACTTGACTACTCGTATGTCCCACATAACAAATTAAAAAAATCGGTTTATCTTTGGGTAGTTTCTTCAAATTATTCTCATCTAATATGTTGAGCCAAAATATATTCTTTGCACCTTTGATGTGCATTTTTTTATACTCTTTCTCTTCTCTCAAATCTATTAAATAATATTTCTTCTTTTTCAGATAATACTCATTGTAAAAATCTATTGGCGTTATATAATTCCAATCGTTTTTCACCCTTTTTAAATAGTGTCTTAACATTTCAGGTTTGATTGTTGTCATTTATATATTAATTGTATAATATATAAATTTTTGGGTTTTTATAATTCATCATTTAACCATACATATCGCGCATCTCTCCATAATTCATTTTTCGTCCCATTTCTTTTTCAAATTCATCGGCGCCTTTTTGCATTAAATTTATCAAACTTTGTTCCGTTGGAATCATCCCTTCTTTTTTTTGAAGGGTTTTGACATTTTCCATTCCTTCTTTTTCCAATTTATTCATAACCTTTTCAAGTTTTTTATCTGTCGTAGTAGTAGTATCGCTCATTTCTTTTGATTTGTTATATATAACAGTGATTCCGTTTTATATCTTTTTTAGTTCATTTTTGTAAGTAGTTATGATTAATATTATAATCTATTTTTATTTAAAATCACTTTTATCAATTTTAACACTTTTTGATATTTTTCTGATTATCTTGTTTTCATTTGCAGAAAATTCACCCGGGCCTCCCATCGCTTGATTCATAATTCCAAGATATTTATCGTTTAATGGATGTTGTAAATTCATACATTGCGGATGCGCATTACGCCAAGGGATCATTAAGTCGCCGTTTTTTTTGGTAATGTATTTAATAGCTTTTCGGAGATTATCATATGTCTCTGTTTCCTTCTCCCATACATCATCATCACGGACGTACATCGTTTCCCGTTTTAAATCACTACAATGAATCGGGCGTTTATATATGTCCATCTCACTTAATTTACGAATCATTTGTCGCGAAATGCCTTCCACATATCCGAGCTCGCCGAGTTCTTCCAAATCCGAGAAATCAAGTGTCATAGAATTCACAAAATCCATAATATTCATAGCATCTTTACATTTTTCATTTAAAAATACCTGCATATTAAAGGTTTTGTTATTGTTATAAGAATTACTTACCCCGCTGGTTTTACATACTTCCAACATTTGCTTTTGTAACTCTGTATTGCTTTTCACCAAATCTATTATAATATTTTTAAAATCCACATGTTCATTTATTAATAATTCTATTTTTTCATCTTTATTGTTTTTATTATTATTAGTTTCATCATTACTGTTGATTTCAATATAATTGCATTTTTTTTTGTGTCGCCATAGTCCCGAATAATAATTATATTCTTTTCCACATTCACATTTTTTAGGCATTTTTTGCTCCTTATTTATATCATTATTGTATCCATTTATATGTATTTTGTGTTTACGTGTGGAACAGTGATTGTCATAATTGCTTTTTTTAGAGCATTTAAAGTCACATGGTTCACATATGAAATATTTTGGCATTTTTGGCATTTTTATTATATCCATTATATATCTTAATGGATATAATAAATAATGCCTAAATCCTTTTTATAAAATTTTGTTTTTTTATAAAAAAATAGCATCACAAAATAATTCGTCCGAAAACCAAAATGAGAGCATTTCAGTCACAAGTCACTTTTTCACTGTTTTTTCAAAACTTTTTTCAGGAATCGTAAAATGGACATTTATAAATGTCCTTTTCTGAAAACCAAATACCAAATCGAAATTCGTGTTTTTTTGATTTTTTGTATCAATACTGAAAAACTAAAATATATAAATAAACTTTAATAATTCTTATTATCAATCGTAATAAAAGTAAGTAGTTATTGATTATTTAAATAAATGTAATATATATATATACATATGTTTAAATGAAGAAAATAACCAAACCCGTATGGGGGATGGTGGTATTTATACTATGTATGATTGTGTAAATGCATTGAAAAATATGTTAGACGCCAACACTTCAAAACTAGACTCAATATATGAAGATGAACAACAACTACCGCCATTGGTATCAAAACTATAAGATTAAAAATAATTTATTTTTTCTAGTATAGTTAATATGACGGATGTAAAGGTGAATGAAATGAATGATATAGAAGAACCGTGGCAATTTTATATCATTCAAAACAAGGGATGTACTTATGCTGGGGTATCACCTGACCCTTTAAAACGCTTGAGAAAACATAATGGAGAGATAAGCGGCGGCGCAAAATACACTGCTAGTAAAGGACCTGGTTGGACTCATGTATGCTTGGTGAGTGGGTTTCAAACAAAAACACAATCTCTCCAATTTGAATGGGCCGTAAAACACGTGCCTCCACGAAATGCAGGCGGACTAATTCATCGCCTGAAAAAATTATACTGTGTTTTAAATAAATCAAATTGGACCAGCAAATCCCCCTTAGCAACCACGGTGCCACTTACCCTGCACTGGAAAATAGAAAAACCAGAATTATTAAAAACCGAGAAAGATATATTACCAGTTTATATCACAGAACAACAATTTATATAAAATTAATTTAATTTAATTTTTCTTCCACTATTAATGAAAATGACCAATCATTATCATTTAAATTTACCAAGTTCCCTTTATCATCGGTTAAACGGACAGTAAATCTATCTAGAATTCTAGGAGAACCATAATCTCTTTTAAATATTGATAAATCAGCACCAAATTTTATATATGGCTCAGGTCGTAAGGCAGTTATACCAGTCAATGGAATAATTGCAAAAGCAGAACCGGAGGTAGGTCCAGACAATTTATTACTAAAAACTGATATGTTATTTACGCTACTAGATTCCTTTACTGCATTTATTGTGTATTTTTGTGCTTGTGTTTTAGATCCTTCGCGCGAATTACAATCAATATGAATTGTTTTATAAAAATCAGGAATACTTATTGTAGCGGAATTTTTTGTATTTGTAATGTTGTACAAACCACCTGATAAGCGTGAATTATAATCTTCTAGGGATAAAATAAAATATTTAGGTCCATATACATCAATTGGAGAATTTCCTATTATAGCATTATCATCTCCTGGCTTAATTTGAATACTAATATTTCCATTTGTTTCATCTTTATCATAATGAAATCCCAAATACCAGCCAAGCGTTGTATTAACACCTAAAGTTTGAAAATTTGATAAAACATAACTACCACACGTATTATAATTAATAGTGTTATCTTCATCAAAAAATGTAACAGTAACGTAATCAGATAAAGTATCATTATTTATAAATTTTATTTTTCTCGTATTTGAATCATATTCTACTTTTAAATTTTTAGTAGCATCATTAAGCGAGGCAATATTATTTATAGTGGATACTATTTCCACTGGTGTATAATTTCCATCAGGTATAACAATCATAATACCATTATACAAAAAGAATGTATTACCAGACCTAGCATTAAATGTATACCAAGAGGTAGGTAATTGATAAGAATAGAGACGAATAGAAATAGCCTTTGTTATTGGATTTGATAAACTAAATGTAAAATTTGTATTAAATGAAGCAGCCTGTGGATTGTCTATGTATGGTAATATAGTTGTTCGGTATTGACTATCAATATTTATAATATGCGTTGCGATAATTGGTGGCCCAGTAGCAATGTCTCCCATTGTTCTTATTGGTCTTTCAGCAATTGTTTGTGATATATTACTGTAATAATCAACTGTTGCTTGTTGTGGTGGATTTTTTTCACCATTTTGATTCATTTGCCAAATATCATCTATTGTGTCTTGTTCTTGATTTTCTATATACGTTCCTGTATCTTCTAATGCTTCTAATACTTTATCTCTTGCCTGTTCAAAAAAAACCTCTAATTCGGTATTACCATCGGCCTTCATTCTTGCAATAATATCGTTTGATTTATCTTTAACATTAAATATAGTCGGGTCAGGTAAATTTAAAATACTAATAATATCCATTACTGTATAATTATCTATATCTGTATCTATTGATTCGTTATTGGATGTTGTTGCCATATTATTATAATAATCTGTTATTATTTTAAGCTTATTGAATTATTATTTATTTTTATATTTTACAGTTATATTTGGTTCCTTTTTATCGGTTCTTTTTTTAAGGTGTGATTTTTTGAAAATCGAAAAGAACTACTATTTTGGTCTGATATCCAAAAAACTGAAAAGTATTTGAAAGAATTAGTCTATCCTAACCCCCACACACCTACCTGCTAAAAAATTGAAAAGCATTTGAAGTATCGTTCCTATTGTAACAAACAGCCCTAACAAGTCCAGTTAAAATGAGTACAAAGGTTACTATCGTTGCTGCTGACGCTCCCCCCCCTGCCGTTGAAGTTGAAGAATGTATGGTTTGCTGCGAACCATACAACAAGCGTAGTCACGCCCCAGTGGAGTGTGAATACGCTGAATGTAAGTATAAGGTTTGTATTGGGTGTGTCCGCACGTATTTGGAGTCTAGCACCAATGAGGCGCACTGTATGGAGTGTAATAAAGTGTGGTCTAAGGATTTTCAGGTTAAGTCACTGAAGGCGAGTTGGATTAATGGCGCCTACCGCCAACATCGCAAACAGCTTTTGGTTGACATTGAAATCAGTAAATTGCCCGAGACGATGGAGGCTGCCGCGCGCTATAAGGTTCTGAAGAGCGAAGAAGCGTTGTTGGTTCAACTCCGTTCAGAATTTAGTGTTTTAAAAAAAAATAGTGTTGATGCATATAACCAGAGAATCTCAGAGTTTAATACGTGGAGAAGTGAGGTATACACTCCACAAAGGATGAATCCTTCGTTATCAAATGATGATATCAAACTCCTAGATAAAGAGCATCATAAAAAACAAGTATATGCACATACTGATGATAGCGAAAATATACGTGAACATAAGCGCAAGATAACTCTATGTCAACAGCGTATTCATGCTCTAAACCATCCTAACGCAGCTGACGCAGATGGCGCTTCTGCTGAAGCTGAAGGCGATAAAAAAGAAAAACGAGTCTTTATAATGCCTTGTCCTGCGAACGAGTGTAAGGGTATGCTCTCTACGCAATACAAGTGTGGCATCTGTGAAATGTTTGCTTGTTCAGAATGTCACGAGATGATCGGCGAGGATAAATCTGCCGAACACACATGTGATCCCAACAATGTAGCTAGTGCGAAGGCCATTAAAAAGGAAACAAAGCAATGTCCTGGTTGCCCCAATCGTATCTATCGCATTGAAGGGTGCTCTCAGATGTGGTGTACCGGGTGTCACACGGCATTTGACTGGAACACTGGACGGATCGTGAAATCACAGCAACTCCACAACCCTCATTGGGTAGACTACCAACGCAAGAAAAGCAACGGACAAGGAGCGATGCGTGCGCCTGGCGATGTTCCTTGTGGTGGTATGATTGGATATAACGAAATCCATAGAATTCAAGCTAAGGTGCAACGGTATACGGCGAAGTTGATGAAAAAGATGACTCTGTCCTATACGGACGAAGATCTTCATAACTACACATCAGCTGCTATTGTTGTTGGGTATCTCCCTGTATATCATGGTGCTCTTTCACACATTACGCGCAACTCTATTCGCTGGGTTCGCGAGGAGTTACAGCACGAACAGAACTTTGAGACGCAACGCTGTAAATATATAGTGAATGAAATGACAAAGGAACAACTGGCTACCTTCATTTACACGAAAACCGCGAAGCATGAACAAAAGACACGTGTCCTTCACATCTATGAATTGCTAAGTGCAGTTGGCATTGATACGTTCAATGAAATTTGTAACAGTGAATTACAGTACAAGGATTTTGTCCTTTTCGTTATAAACAAAAT